ACCAAAGTACAAGCGCACACCACAAGACCGCAAGCGCAAGTACTTGGAGAAGAAAGCACGCTTAGAAAAGGAGAAAGCAAATGAACGACCGAATTACGGAGCTTAAGAAAAAGTGTTGGGACAATCAGACCGAGCGGCTAGACGTAGAAAAGCTCGCCAAGTTGCTTCTAGAGGATGTCATGTCTATTTGTGAAGACCTTGGTGACAACGGTATGGATGGTCACTACTGTGTTGATGCGATTAGAAAAAAGTACGGACTCGGACTGTACGTAGAGGGGAAGACCACATGAAGTTGGAAGACTACGGCTATTGCAGTAAGACAGGCAAGTGTATCAATCCGTTTGGGGTCAAACCTGAGTGGGTACAGAGGCAAGCTGCGAAGATACGCCACCAACGTACCCTTGAGCAGACCGAGGAGGCTCCGTTCTAGGAGAGTTTTATGCGACCTGACAGCCCCTGCATTGCGGTTTGTACAACGCTGTTTGATGAAATCTGTAAGGGATGTGGTAGAACATATCTAGAAGTCGCCCAGTGGCCTTTCTTTACCGATGAAGAGCGCGAAGTCATATGGCAACGCATCGATAAAGAGGCTACCGCTTGGCGGTATACCACGTACAAAGACAGAGCCCAATGAACCCATTTACCAACCCAGAGATGTTTAAGATTGACCTACTACCGTTTAAACGGAGCGCCGCAGGGACAGTAGGAGGGAAGGTACGCGCCCGTAATACCAACGGTGACGCCGTGCCGGGATTGAGGACAAAGAACAGCGAGAGGCACAAGGCCAACCATGCGAAAAAGAAGTAAATATCGACCCAAGGGAGTGCGTATCGACACGATTGGGTACGTGATGGATAGCATGAAGCCCGTTAACCACCATGAATCTTTTGCCGTGGACCTGCGGCTTACGAATCATATGGCGATGGCAATGCTTACACAGGGGAAAGCCACTAAGAAAGACCTCGATGTCTTGATTAGCGCGCTGAACATAACAGAGTCGTTATACCGACTTGGGTTTGGACGTGAGTATAAGGATGTGGTCAGTGCAGGGCTACGCGCTTTGCGTTCGGTAGGTGCGCGGGGTATTGAGTCCGAGAAGTTTATCCTGCGGGCTGAGGAGATGGCCGCCTTGAACGAAGCAATGGAGCTGCATGATGCGCAGTTGGACGTAATCACAATCAAAGACATGGAGAACGCGCTGAAGATTGTGTATGACGAGATGAAACACAAACGGGCAACGCCAATAAAGGGGGCAGTATGACCACAGTTGAACAGGAAATGCGTAAAACCGACCGGATGGTCAATAGACTACCGAAACCCGCGCTACACCCCAAAAAGGTTATAGACTGGCGCGCAGAATTTAATGACGAGTGGGATTACCACGGTATCATTTACACACTCGGCGCTACACTGGCATGGACGGTGGTTGTGTCTGGTATGTTCGGTTTTATTTATGGCAGTCTTATCACGGGGCAAATATGAGTATCGAAGCAATTGCGTTATGGCATAAACGAGCACGGCCCGAGCCGACTTTTGAGGATTTCAATGTGCAGTTGGGCTGCCACTTTGAAGAGATCACCGAGATGTTGATCGCCTTAGAGGGTGAGGACGGGAAGAGCAGTAACAAGTTGAGTGATGTGCGTCTGGCGATGATGACTTTGGCAGAAGGCTTTAAGGCTGGGCACTACAAAGCATTCCCTATTCAACGTGTTGAGTTCTTGGACTCACTGGCTGACCAAGTGGTAACAGCGGTTGGGGTGGCACACTGCGACAAGATGAAGATGGTAGATGCGGTGGACGAAGTGAACTCGAGTAACTGGAGCAAGTTCGACAGCAATGGTCAGCCTACCTTCACAGAGCAAGGCAAAATCAAGAAGGGCCCGAACTATCGTCAACCCAATCTTGAGAACTTTGTATGACTAGCCGCAAGCCTGATGTAACCCCCGTGGAGATGGCCTCCGCCATACGCAAGGTAAACCTCACGCTAAGTGTGTCGGGTGAAGGTATGGAGCAGGTCAACGTGCTAGTCAATGCGCTAGCCCACGTAACCCACAAAGAAGATTTAGAGATGGCGAGCGTAATACACGCGCTTACCGATGCGTACCTTGCGTACAACGAGATGTTTCGTAGCGCAGAGGATGGTGAGTTTTACGAAGGAGATGATGATGACTGAAACTAACAGCATGAGCGCCGACGACATACAGGTCAGTGGTAATCACTACAAAGAGATGGCGATACAGCCGTGGGCGATTATGCAAGCGGTGATGACCCACGATGAGTTTGTGGGGTTCTTGAAGGGCAACGTTATCAAGTACAGTTTGCGTGCCGGACATAAAGAAAACACGGATGATGCGGGCAAGGCCAAGCATTACCTGCAGAAATTAAAAGAAGTTCAGTCTGAGTGGTGAGTACACCATCTCAACACATGCAAGCCTTGTAGATGCGAACATGTTTTGAGGGCGCTACTCGTCCCACTCAGGCGCGAGAATCTAGGCGGGTAGCGCACTTTCTCCCCAACGGTGAGGGGGGCACCGAATCTACATATCCCCCCACCCCCAACAAAGGAGTCCTATGGCCGCAACACCAGAAGCCAAAGTAAAAGCGAAGATACACAAGGCGCTCAAAGACGCCGGAGCATACGCCGTAAACTACATCGGTGGTATGTATGCAGCAAATGGAACACCAGACATCCTCGCCTGCCTTGATGGGCGGTTCATTGGAATCGAGGCGAAGGCTGGCTACAACAAACCAACTGGCATCCAAGTGTTGAGCCTGCGAAAGATTGCGGAAGCAGGCGGCTTAGCCCTTGTGATTAACGAAAAAACCCTTGACTACCTAAACACGTGCCTTGCCGACATCCACACCGCAAAGCACAACTATCACCTCTACGAGAAAGTTTTAGATGAAACTGATAACGATTGACTTTGAGACCTACTACGACCGCCAGTTTAGCCTCACCAAAGTCACCACAGAAGAATACGTACGCTCGCCCCTGTTTGAGACCATTGGGGTAGCCACGCAGATTAACAACGAGAAGCCCGTGTGGGTTCCTAAGCATGACGTGGCCGATCACCTTGCCAGTATCGATTGGTCTGATGCAATGGTGGTCGCGCAGAACACCGCGTTCGATGGCGCGATTATGTCTTGGCGCTACGGTATCAAGCCGATGGCATGGGCGGACACGTTGGGTATGTCCCGCGCTCTGTTCCCGCACGAGAAGTCACACTCACTCGCCAAGCAGGCTGAACGTATGCGGTTGGGGCGGAAGGGCGATGAGGTGCTGAACGCGCTGGGTAAACACTACGACGACTTCACACCAGAAGAGATGGAGCGTTACGCGGCCTACTGTTGTAATGACGTGGAGTTGACGTACGGGCTATTCAACGTCTACATGGACATGGGGTTTCCAAAGAAGGAGATGCAACTCATCGACTTAACCCTGCGTATGTTTACAGAACCTGCATTGGTATTGGACAAGGAGCACCTGACCGACCACTACGAGGACGTATTGACACGCAAGGAATTGCTTCTGGATACTGTGCGCAAAATGCTGCATGCCAATGACGAAGAGGATGTGAAGAAGTTACTCATGTCCAACCAGAAGTTCGCGACTTTACTGGAGAGCTTTGGTGTGGAGCCCCCGATGAAGACTAGCCTGACCACGGGTAAGCAGGCGTACGCGTTTGCCAAGACGGATGAGGAGTTCCAAGCGCTGTCTGACCATGAGGACGACCGCGTTCAGGCTATCGTTGCGGCACGTCTAGGTAACAAGTCCACCATCGAGGAGACCCGCACTAAGCGCTTCATTGACATGGCAGATCGGGGTTCGTTCCCAGTCCCATTGCGTTACTACGGTGCGCACTCAGGACGGTGGTCCGGTCAGGATAAAGTCAACCTGCAGAACCTGCCGAGCCGTGGCCCCAATGCCAAGAAGATTAAGCAGTCGATCAAAGCGCCAGAAGGCTATGTCGTTATTGACTGTGACTCGGCGCAGATCGAAGCGCGTACATTGGCGTGGCTGGCTGGGCAGTCCAACTTGGTTGAGGCGTTCGCTCAGAAAGAAGACGTGTACAAAATCATGGCCGAGGCGATCTATGACACACCGCGCGAGAAGATTGATAAGCAACAGCGGCAAGTCGGCAAGACCGTTATCCTTGGCGCGGGCTATGGCGTTGGGCACCATAAACTGCAGTTATTCTTGAAGACGCAGGCTGGAGTCGAGGTGGAGTTGCATGAAGCCAAACGCATGATCGACACATATCGCGCATCGAACTTTCGTATAAAAGAGTTATGGTACAAAGCAGACGAAGCATTGGACGCGTTGAGGTTGGGCCAGACATTTCAAGTGGATGCGCCGGGCATTATCAACGTGGTGCCGTGGTCAGGGCTGACGCTGCCAAGCGGTTTGTTTATCCAGTACCCCAACTTGTACAAGTCGTACGATGCGGATAAGGGGCGCGACCAGTGGACGTATAAATCCAAGGGCATCAAGACGTATATCTATGGTGGGAAGGTAGTGGAGAACTTCACCCAAGCCGTAGCGCGTTGTGTAGTGGGCGAGCAGATGCTACGTATCGCTAAACGGTACAAGGTGGCGCTGACCGTGCATGACTCGGTGGTTGCATTGGCTAAACGTGACGAGCAGGAAGAAGCGGTGGCTTATATTGAGGCGTGTATGTCGTGGCAACCGAGCTGGGCTAAAGGATTACCCCTTGCCTGTGAGTCAGATGTTGGAGACAGCTATGGCGGATAGACCTGAACGCGTCGCCAATGGCGAATAACGGTATACTATAGGCCTCAAAGAACTACTGGTCGTCTATATGAAGCTCGTGCACTCGTACTCCTCAATTAAAGATTTTGAGGGATGTCCCCGCAGGTTCCACACTGTTCGTATTCTTAAGCAGTTCAAGTCAAAAGACACTGAGGCTACCCTGTATGGCACTGCCGTACACAAAGCGCTGGAAGACTACGTTCAGGACGGCGTGGATATACCCGCCAAGTTCTCGCAGTTTAAGAAGTTCGCCGAGCCGTTGGCTCAGATGGAGGGAACGGTTTACTGTGAACGCAAGATGGCTATTACCGCCGACTTCCGCCCCGCGGAGTTCTTTGGGGATGATGCGTGGTTTAGGGGTATACCCGACTACCTGCTGGTGGACGAAGAGAAGCAGACCGCGTTTGTGGTGGATTACAAGACTGGAAAGTCAAGCCGCTATGCAGACAAGGGACAATTGGAGCTGATGGCAGCAATGGTATTTGTGCACCACCCAGAGGTGGAAGTTGTCAAGGGGGCCCTGCTATTTTTAGTAGTTGGCGATGTCATTAAAGCCAAGTACACTAGGTCAGAACTACCTGAGATTCTGTCGAAATGGGCAGGCAGAGCAGATGGTATCAACGCGGCATTGACGCACGGGGTATGGAATCCTCGCCCTTCAGCGCTGTGCAAATTTTGCCCAGTTGAATCCTGTGAAAATCATGGCTGAAAGAGATTACCGTGCTGAGTACGATACGTACCAAGGCACACCAGAGCAGAAAAAGAACCGCGCCAAG